TTTACATCACCTATATTATCTATCTCTACGATTTGATTTGTCTCTCTATATCCAAATTCTATACCTTCTCCAGTACCGAATTCAGATAAGAATTCCTCAAAGCCTAAACTTGTAAGTTCTGTTTCAATCCAGTAGTTTTCATTCTGTTCTGTAGAGAAACCTTCTTCTGTAAACTCTAAATTAGGTATCCATGTAACTAAGTCTTTAGATTCTTCTTCAATTTCTTTCCAAAATGGATCAGGACATAATAAAGAAATAAAAAACTCCGGATAAGACTTTCTTGAAATAGTAGGTATCTGCTCAACTTCACATTCAATATATTTTTTCATATCGTCATTTTCATAAATTAACTTCCCCTTTAACTTAGGGTTAACTATTCTTATTATTTTGACTCTATTACTTTTAGCATCCTTAATAATAGTACCTTCTATTGTTATATTCCTTGCATTTAAACTACTACCAATAACGTCTACACCGTCTTGATTAATACTTTTAGTGCTGTGTATTTCGTTTTCTACCATATCTAAACCTTCAGTTTTTTGTAAAATAAAAAGGCTAATACTACTAAACTCTATACTAGCCCCAGATTCATTTATATAAATTAATTTATCCATATCATCACCTAAGCCATTTCTAATACTAAATTTTTGAGATAATTTCTGCTTTTTCTACCAACTTCACTCGGAGTTAAAGGATCGGGACTGTATATATGCTGAGTTAAATTTATCCCTTTATTTTTTATATTGTTTAATCTTTCAGCCACTGCATCAGCAAAAGGCATCATATGTCTTCCTTCAAGAGGTACTATACCCTCATTTCCAGCCTCTCCACCTACACTTATAGTATTACCTAACATATTAAAAGGAGTAGCAGAATCCATGAAACCACCTTTTTTATACCACTTTACCTTAACCTTTGGAACACCTTCTTTTAACCATTTTATAGGATTAGGATTACCACTAATACTAAAGTGCGGTAATTTTATAGATGGTAATTTCCACTTGAAGTTGAAGAATCCTTTTATTTTATCTATTGCTCTTCTTACTCCATTTTTAGCAGTTTCTATAGGATTGGTTATAGCACTTTTAGCTGCATTAAACTTATCTCTAATAGTATTATAAATTTGTGATACTCTACTTGTTATATTGGATTTTAAAGAGTTAAATTTATTAATCCCACCACTTACTGCATTTTGAATAGGATTTACAATGCTATTTTTAATTTGTATAAACTTATTTCTTATACTTGTTGCTATTTCTACAACTTTAGATACAAAGTTATTTTTCATTTCAATAACCTTGTTTTTAACTGTTGTTACTGCATCAATTATTTTAGTTTTCATAGTATTTCTTATTTCATTAAACTTATTTTTAGCACTTATAGAAAGTTCAGTAATCTTTTTAACAACGGCGTTTTTCATATCAACAAAAGCATTTTTTATCCCTGCTCCTACTGATTTCATTTTATTCCATAACAACTGTGCTTTCTCTTTTACTACATCCCAGTTCATGTATAGAGCAACGCCTATAGCTATTAATGCTGTTATTGCCGCAACAACTAAACCAACAGGATTTGCCATTAGAGCTGCATTAAGTCCATGTTGTGCTAGAGTCTGTGCAAAGGTAGATGTTTTCCACAATAACATTAAAGCTTTCATTTTCTTTATGCTTTCTATTATTGTTGTTATAACTTTAAAGGCAACTATACCAGCTAATAACCCACTTAATACAGGTACAAGTATATTTGCTTTTTCTTTAAGAAACTCAAAGGAATCTTTTAATTTATCTACAACTTCTCTACCTTTATCCATAGCATCTCTTATTTTTTCTTTTATTAAGGGCATATTAGTAGTTATCCAATCTAAGAACTGTTGAACCTTAGGTAATACTGCAAGTCCTACTTTAGTTGCTATTCCTCCAAGGCTCCGTTTCATGCTATCCATTGTATCGGTAAATTTCACACCATCATTTATAGCTTTATCTCCTATAACTATTCCCAGTTCTGCTGCTTTTTTCTTAGCATCTTCTAAACTAAGAGAACCATCATTTAAAGCAGGTAACATATCTCTAGCTAACTTAGTACCAAACATTTCAGTAGCAAGAGCTGCTTTTTCTTGTTCATTTTTCATACCAGACAGAGTTTGTACTGCTTTAGAAAAAGCATCTTCTGTACTTATAGTACCATTTTTAACATCATCCATATTTATACCTAGTTTTTTTAATGCACCAGAGTATTTTTTATTCCCCTCTGCAGCTGCTCCCATTCTTTGATTAAGTCTACCCACACCTTTTTCAAGCTGCTGTTGAGCTAATCCATTTTGACTGGCCCAATATTCCAGTTCTTGATAAGCTTTTGTAGATATACCCATCCTTTGTGAACCTTTATGGATAGCATCAGCAGTTTGACTTGCCTTAGTTGCCATTCCTATAAGAGCAGCTCCGGCAGCAGCAGTTCCAGCTAGAGCAACTTTCCCCATTGTCTTAACTGCCTTACCCATATTTTTAAATGTTTTACTTGCTTCTCTTGCTCTCTTATCAGATTCTTTTAACTTTTTTATTGAATCTTTATTATCTACTAGAACACTTCCGTATAATCTAAATAGTTCCAATGATTTAACCTCCTTTCTTAGGAGTGATTTTAAGTATTTCTCTCATAATTTCATCTTTACGTCTTGTATCTTTTACTACCTTTTTAGGAACACACTTATTATAAAATTCTTCAAAGGTCTCATAATTGCTTTCATCGTACCCTGGATACCTAACTAACCATACCCTATAGTAATACTCTTTTCGCTCTTCCTCTTGTGCTTTTTCTAAAAGTTTTATAGAACGTCTTAATGGTAATTTAAGTACATAATCTATATTGCTATATCTCTTTAGCAGGAGATCTTCTACTTCTTGAATTTTTACTCTCCTGCTTGAGATAAAAAATCTTTAAATCCTTCTTGTTTTACTAACTCCATAAAAAACTCTTTTATTTCTTTTAAGTTCATTGCTGATACTTCTTTTACAGGTTTTCCAGTAAGATTTGAAATAAGTTTCTTAATTTCTTTTTTAGCCTTATACATTCTTTTTACAAATTTTATAGCTAAATCTGTACCTGCTTTTATAAACAATTCTTTTCCTAATCTTTCTTCTTCATATTCTATTTCTTCTTCTGTTTTTTCTTCCTGATCTGGATCTATAGCATCTAATATCTGTTCAGCATTCATATATTTATCAATTTCTATGTTTAAGTTCATTTTTTCAATTATTTCACTTAATAAAAATACATCTTCTAAATCAAAATCTTTAGTTATCATATTTAAACCTCCTTAAAATTAAATAAAAAAATAAGAGAGAATTTAATCTCTCTTATACTGTAGGTGGAAAATCTACACTCCATGGTGGAGTGTCTCTTGCAGATTCATCATAAGTAGCTGTCATTTCAAGTTCTGGAACTACCTCGTTTTTATCTTCAAAAGTCCATTCAATATTTCCCATGTTTATTGCATCTGTCAAATTCACAATAACATTTTCTCCATCTTTAGTTTTACCAGTCCAAGTTACATCATTATAATCTCCATCTTTTATAACTAAGTCAGAAGTCCATTTATCAGTTGTTAATGTTGTTGCTGGATAATATTTTGTGATTTCATCTTTGCTAAATAATTCTAGTGCGTTTATAGTTAACTTAGCAACTTCTCTATCTATTACTATTCTACCTTTTACAGGACCTCTATCTCCATCTGCTTCAATTTCTCTTATTTCTCTTTCTACTACAAAAGCACTCCCACCTCTTGTTAATCCTACAGGTATTGCCCCTATAGCAACTACACCAGCACCTAATAATATCTTTTCTGCTGTTACTTTAGCCATTCTGTTACCTCCTATCTAAAATATACTCTTGTATTATATCTAAATGTTATTAATCTTTTTGCTCCTAAATCTTCATTGTCTACAAATTGTCTATTTTCCCTTTTAAAATGTAGGTTGATATTAGAATTATTTATTACTAAATCATTCATATTATTATCAATCTTATCAGCTATAGAGTTCATCTCTCTAACTGATTTATTTTCGCTATCATATACATCTATATGTATATAATAATCTTCACTTGGATTACTATCTAATGTATTATCTAATACATATACAACATAAGGAAATGTAGGATTTTGAGGTGGCTTATTTAAATATACTCTTGGATGATATTTCTTCAATTCATCTAAGATTGTATCTGATAATAAATTAGTATCTATATTCAAATTAATCACCTCTTACCTATTTCATTTAGTGCTTTAGCTAGTAATTGTTGTATAAGGTCTTTATTCTTTATTACGACTGGTTTTATAGGATCATCATGGTCATATACAAAAGGAGCATAGAATATCTTGAATCCTATTTGTAAATCCATTTCTTTTTTTCTAGCCCAATACTGTAATGATTTTTTAAGACGTCTTGTCTTTACTGGAACTTTGGTTCTTGCTTCTCTAGCGATACCTTTACCAACTTCATTTAAAACTTTATGAGGTGCTTTTTCTATTCTAGGTATCACTTTATCTAAATTACTTTCAAATTCAAATGCTTTTCTAGCCATTACACCTCACCTCCTGTAAAGCTAGTTAATGTAAGTTCTGTTATTTCGCCTTTGTCATAAACTCTTATAATGTCATATTCTCTATTGTTATACCTAATCTTTTCAAAATTATCAAATTCAAATGAGTGTACTTCAAATACAAGTTCGGGTTTCAATCCTAAGTTTCTTGCCTCATAATATTCAGATTGACGAACTGATTTTTTATTTGCGAATACTTCTACCCACTCTAAATTTTTTATTACTTCGCCATGTTCGATAGTTTCTACATAGTTTCCTAGCTCAATTTTATAGTCCCATGTATTAGACAACTGAACCACCACTACTTATAATTAAATTATGCATCCTAAATTGAATATGTCTTGGCATACCTTTTTCACTATCTTTGTTTTGATATCTCCAAGTTGAATAATCTACTACAAACATAATATGATTAGCATTATCACTTCTTAGAATTATCCCTTTTTCATCTTCTAATTCTTTGATTATTGATTCAATTATTGCAATTAAATAGGTATCTCTAACTATAGTAGAGATACCTAACCTTGCTTTAATTAAATCCAGTATTTGTGTTGTATCCATTTAAATCAACTCTTTTTCAGCACTAATCGCTTCTTCTTTTCCTTGTATTTTTTTACCATTTGAAAGTTCATACCAACCCCCACCAGTGTGTTTAGGAAAATCTTTCTTATCTATTGAAGTTTCTTCTCCTTCTACTTCTTGATTTTCCTCTTCCGGTCTTTCAACTAGTTGTCCATGTTTAGTTGAGTTCATTTCTTCAAATCTTTTCTCTGAAACATCTATAATAGTTCCTGTAGGTTGAATTTTCTTTTCTTTTTTATCATAAAATCTTCTTATAACTTTTGCTTTCATTTTCTATCCCTCCTAAATTTAAGCTACTGGTTCTGGAGTATAAGTTACATAGAAACCTGCTTCATCGTCAACTTTTTCTACATCAAATCTTACAAATCCAGCAAGTAATTGACCATAAACATCATTATCTACCCACTTTACACTTGATTTCTTTCTGTTAAACAAAGTTATAAATTCTTTTGGATCTCCTATAAACCCTACCATATCCCCTGCAGTAGTTCCTATTATGTCATCATCTAGTACTATTACTTCATATCCAAATATCTTTTTACCTGATGATGATTTTATATCATCTTGTAATAAATATCTTTCGTTCTTATCTTTTGTTAGATCTAATTCATTAAACAAAGATGCTGACAATATAGCTTTTGTTCTATATACTTTCTTAATTCCTGTATTAAATAAAGTTTTTAATCCATCTATCCCTGTTACCGCTTTAGCAGTTGCAGTTTTTAACATTGCTGCTATTTCAAAGTTTTTAGTATTTAAGTCCTGATCTTCTATTTCTTCTACTATCATACCCGTTACATCATAATCCGCATCATCAATAACTTCTTGAGATACTGGAATGTACCCTCTATAGGTCTCTATATCATATGGTACTTCTGTAATTGTAGGTTTAGCTAATTCTGGATTTTTTGCAAGTTCTGCTACTGATGTCATTTTACTACCTGATTTTTTTATGACTGGATATTTACCAGCTCCACTATTTACAGTTACTTCATTTACTAATTTAGATAGATCTATAATTTCTTCTAATGCTTTTTTAGGTTTTAATATCTCTTCTGGAATCAAAGCTCCACCTTCTACAGATGTAAATCCTGCCCTCTCTGCCATAGCAGAACCTTTACTTCTTATATATATTGCTACTCCTTCTTTTAAATCTCTTTTCTCCATATTGTCAACTCCTTTACCTCTTAAATTATTATTAGGTTTTTTAGAATTTAGTTGTTCTAATTCACCTTCTAAATCTTTTATTTCATTTTGTAATTTATTTTTCTTTTCTTGCAATTCTTCTTTTTCTTTTTCTAACTTTTCTGTTTCTTCATCAACTGTATTTATTTCTTCTTCTGTTTCAGCTTCTTCAATAGATTTTTCTAATTCTTCACTTCTTGTCTTTATTTTTGTTTCTTCCTCTGTATATTCATTTAAAGTTTTTCTTGCCTGTTCTATCTTTTTAGATAACATTAATTGTTTTAGCATATTTTATTCAACCTCTCTTTTAATTTATTTTTTCTTACTTCTAGCTTCCTTTTACTATGTTGTTCTACTTCTTTTTTTCTAGCTTCAATGGTTGTATCTTCATAAGCAGGAAATGTTGTTATAGAAACTTCATGTAAATCTATTTCTTTAATGGTCCATTTTATAGTTCCATCTTCTCTATAGTCAGTTTCTTCATTTAAAATATTAAATCCAAATGAATTCCCTGATACGTCTCCCCTTTTTACCCTTTGATATATATTTACTGCATCTGTATCATTAGGATTTATTTTAATTGTCCCAAATACTCCTTTATTATCAACTTCTAGTACTAATGTATTAGACTTATTTCTACCTAAAACTAAAGTAGTATCATGATTAATTAAAGCTCTAATATCATTATTTAGTGTATTGTCACAAGCTCTAGAATCTATTTCTTCATATGCCCCTGGCCATAACTCTGTCTCTCTATTAAACACTATAAAATATCCTTCTAAAAACATATCTCCTTCTTGCTCTTCTCTCACTTTTAAATCAGCTGTAATGTTTCTCACTTGTCTTTGTTCCTCTCTATTCACTATTTTCACCACCCTTCAGTTTTTGCTGATCTCCAATTTTATCAAGTGGAATATAATTTTCTAAAATTGTAAGTTCTGACAACCCTTCTTTAGGAGATAGCCCTATCCAATCTCTAACTTCATTTCCTGTCATTATTCCACGCACAAATAAATCACTACCTACTTTTGATAAGTCATTAATATCATAAGCGTATAGTGATCTAGGATTTAATTTGAAATATAAATCAGGACTATAAAGTAATTTCTTTGTAAGTTCCTGTTCTATTGTTTTCGCTATAGGAAGTATGGTTGAATTAATAAAATTATTGTATTCATCCTTATTATAAGTACCTACCCCTAAGAAAAAGGCAGGCACTCCAAATATACCAGCTACAGTTCTTTTATCAATCTCTACTGCATCATTTATTGCTAGGTCATTAAGAGAGAGTGGTTTTACTTGTTCTACTTTTATAAAATCAGCCGGTACTATCCATGGTTTACCTCCTTTAGTTTCAGAGATATATTTATTTAATATCTCGTCTCTTCCTTCTACACTTGAAAGTTCCTCTGTTAGAGCATCTACAGAAATTATTATAGAAGGTTTCCATTTGTCGCTCATAAAAGCTTTTTTAGTTGCTGTTGCTTGTTGTAAGTTATCAACTATTTCTCTTAATACTATTTTGTATCCTGTTCCTTTCCATGGATAATTAGGATCTGGATTAATAACAAAGTGTAGAAGCTCATCACGATTATAAAACTTATTATCATATTTTACTTTATAGCCTTTAGATGTTTCTTTAAATTCCCATTCACTAGGTTTTAAAGGTACTAAATCATCTATTAATCCATCTTTTATTATCGGATAGATAATACTATTTCCTTGCCCTTCTAAAAATAAAGTTTTAACTATGTTATACATCCAATTTTTACGGGTCATTAGACTATAAGGTGATATGTCTATTTTTTTAGATAAACTATTTCTAACCCTTATATCTCCATCCGTTGTGTTTTGCATTAAATGTATTGTCATGGAAGATATTAAATTTGCTATTTTATTTACTGCAATTTTAACTTCTGGATGTTCTGATAACTTTGTATAACCTGGAACAAATAAAGATTCTAGCTTACTATTCCACTCTGCAATTTTAGTTATATTTTCATCTATGGGTTCTGCTCTTATATTTCTAAATCTTTTATTCTTAAATAAAAATCCCAACATTAATCACCTCCTCGCCACATTAAAAATGCTAAACATATAAATAAGATTCCAGTTATTATGAAACCACCTATAGGTGAATACATAAAAAAACCTATTGAAATATTTATCATTCCAATAAGTAGAATTATTTCTATTAAGTTATATGATAAAAAGTCTTTTATTTTTTTCATATTATTTTCCTTCCAACCATTTTTTTGCTGCTCCTGCTTTTTCCATACTTTTAAGTTTTCTAACTGCAGCAAATACACTTGCATCAAATAAATCTATTCTCATAGTATCTTCAACT